CAATCCATGTATTGCTTGTTCCAGTTGGCGGCGCATGGCTTCCATCTGGGTATCTTGTGTTATGTTACACGTACCCAACATCTCGGTCAGCTCGATGGCTCGGTCAAACACACTGTCATACAGACGGTTGCCCTTGCCTTCCTCGTTCACGTCCAGTTGACGCGCCAAGGTGGTCAGGTTGTCGTGTAGCTTATGCCATAGGTCATTCATCGCAGACTGTATGGCTTTTGTGTAGTGTGTTTCATACTGCGTTTGCAGCGTGACCATGGCCTCGTTGCCAATGTCGATACGAAAGTCACCGCTGTCGGGCAGTGGGATGTACGACACGCGGAAACCAAACTTGTCTCGTAGGCTGTCACGTGTGGGGTACTCGTCACGGTTGAACATGTCACCCAGTTTGGCTTGGGCTTGCATTATCTTCCATTCGTACACGGTGAGGAACTCGTCAACCAGACGGTTGAACTCGTATTGTAGGTCGGTCATCACCTCGTTGTATCTGAAGTATTGAGCCGTTGTGAGTAGGCGCGAGCCATTGTCAGACCATGGCATGGTCATGCTGTAGTGCATGTTGCGAACGTTAGCGGCAAACTTTTGGACGGCTGTTAGCTCGTCACAGTCACCTAGTAAGTTCTTAGACACATTGGCTACACCCTTGGCGGCATAGTTCATGGTAGTGATATCATCACTGGCCTTGCGGTCTTTCTTACGTGCAGTCCATACAGACGCATTGAAGTCCACAATCATTGCCGCTGAACTTATTGACGGTGCGGTGGCCGTTGGGGTTTCAAGTAATTGGTTCATAGTCAGTCTCCATTGGTTGTTCGGGCAGATGCCCGAAAGTTGATTAGCGGGTCTTTTGGTTAAGGTGTAACAAGTCAGACTTGTTGGTGACGCGGGTGTACCCTTGCTTGGGCAGTGGTACGATACACCAACCAAGTCTTTGCTCCTTGGCTTGGAAGTCTCCACAGTCCATACAAAAGTTGTACCCTAGTTGGCGGCGGCGGTACGAGTACTCGTTGCCACACGAAAAACAGGTCGCTTTCTTCATTGTCATAGTCTCCATTTGTTATTCGGGCAGATGCCCGAAAGTTTCGGTGAAGGTCACAAGACAAGCTCTACATGTCATTGACCGTACATATAGTATAGACTAATTGTCGTAACATGTCAAGTAATTCAGTTTAGTGGTGTATAGTTGTATGTACCACCATGTAACGTTGTCATGGTCTGTAAGTGGTTGATATTAAACCAATGTCCCGAAATAGCATTTGTACCGTAATGATATACTTAGATTTATGAAGGGTGTTTTAGGCCAGAGACCCCCTCCCACTCTCTCCAATCCCAAGAAGATATATATATATAAATAAACGGTACAAATGGTACTTAGTATAAAAATCAATAACTTAGACCCAATTTGCAACGGTACATTGGCGGTACAAACGGTACATTGGTTTGTTTTCAATGACTTAGACGCGTAGAGCTACTCAGGTTACTGGTATCATTGCTTTCGGGCAGTTGCCCGAAATACCATCTGGTGACATCCTATGGGCAACACTGGTGGTACAGTGGTAAAACGTGTTACGCGTAGAGCTACTCAGGTTACTGGTATCAGGAGTTTCGGGCAGATGCCCGAAAGTTAGGCACAAAAAAAAGGGGCAACCCGAAGGCTGCCCCTGTAACTTGTTTTGATTAGAAGTTGTATTTGGTGCGAAGCGCTTTGATATCAGCGATTGCTTCCGGTGCATCAAACCATTCTGGCAGGCCATCGCCTTGGATGATTTTCTCGGCCGTTTCAATCGCGATTGCTAGGCGCTCGATTGCCTCTTTGCGGTCTGCCGCGCCACCATACGCGTCGGGATTTGCTAGCTTGTCTTGTGTAGTAAGACCGCGACGGATGGTCTTTAGCAGCTCAGTCTTGCGGTCCTGCAAAGCTTTACGCGCTGCCTTTTCAGCGTCGGTTGCATCCTTTGGCAGCTTCACTGCAAGCTGCGAGCGCTCGGCCGCAGTGTAACAAATCATGGCAGCAACCGCGCCGCGCTCGGCGTACTGCTCGGCACTGGCAGTGCTTTCACGGTTCTTGTGTGAAAGGTAATCCGAAGGCAGGATGCCAGCCGCATACATGGCCGCATAGGTGGCAGCTAGCTTGCCTTCGGCCGCATGGGCCGCTTTCATTCCGCCCGCCTCAAGAGCGCTGATAGTTTCGACGCCAAGCTTTGCGCCAGTGGTCTCAAGGTCTTTGATGATTTTTGAAATTGTCATTTTACTTACTCCTAAATCCGGCTATCCGTTTTGGCGTTCCGGTAAGATTATATAAGCACGACTGGATGGCATTGTAAAGCACTATCTAACACGTTATGACATTAAATGTTACATTCGGGCAGATGCCCGAAAACCCGAAATGGCCGCGCGTACCCCATGGGCACCCCCCGCGCTGTCATGTGGGACTCCGTGCTGTCCTCTATAATACTAATACGCTCAAATGAATTGCTATTTTTTGAAAACCCCCCACCTCTTTTTGAAAACCCTTGTCAAAAAATTTTTTGTACTCTACTATTCCGTTATCGGTTAACAACCTGCGACGTAATATGACAATGAACGCCATTCCAGAGATAGGGGTTCCCCTAGAAGATGAGGTAAAAGCCATACCTCTACCCGAACGTGCGTCCGCCCTAGCTAAAACAGTGGATGAGTTGGAAAAATACGGCGCAAATCTTGAACCAGATGAGGCAGACAAGGAAGTAGCTGCTACTTTAGCTACATCATATGCCCAAAACCCCGACAAAACGTCTACAAAGGTGACCACAAAGCGTGCTGCCACCCTAACACCTGCGTCTATACGTCTAACAAACAACATAATCGAAGAATTTAACCATTCTGTGGTCGAATCTTCTAAACAATTACGTAATTTGGTGACAAACAAGCTCATTATTGAGAGTGAGAACCCTGATCCCCGCGTACGTATGCGTGCTATTGAGCTTTTGGGTAAGATTTCAGACGTAGGGCTGTTCACAGAGAAGTCTGAAGTCACTATAACTCATCAAACAACTGATGATATAAAGGAAAAGCTGCGTATTAAGCTCGCAAAGCTGGTAAATCCACAACCAGAGATAGAAGACGCTAAGATTATAGACGATGATGTCATAGACACGGACAAAGAATTTGGATTTGATGATGACTGAAGGGCTACACTTCAGCGAAACAGAAATCGAACAAATGCTCGCCAACCTCGACGCCTTTTCACCGGATGAGGTCGAGGAGATTGACCGGATGGTGGGCGAACTATCCACCAGAAATGAGAATAAGAGGGCATATGACGACCTTATAGAGTTTTGTAAGCTAATGATGCCCGATTTTATAGTGGGCAAACACCACCGTATACTGGCGGACATGCTAATGGGTATTGAGCGCGGTGATAAAGACCGTGTTTGTGTGAATATACCCCCTAGACATGGTAAGTCGCAACTTGTTTCTATATTCTATCCGGCGTGGTTTCTGGGTAGGAACCCTAATAAGAAGGTTATGATGGTGTCTCACACCACTGATCTAGCGGTAGACTTTGGACGTAAAGTGCGTAACCTTATAAATACAGACGAGTACCGTTCTATATTTCCTACAGTACAACTAGCACAGGATAGTAAGTCAGCAGGACGATGGAACACGAATGTAGGAGGAGAATACTATGCGTGCGGTATTGGGTCTGCTCTTGCTGGTCGCGGTGCTGACCTCCTGCTCGTTGACGATCCCCATTCCGAACAAGATGTCATTAACGGAAACTTTGAGGTCTTTGACAAAGCCTATGAGTGGTTCACCTTCGGAGCGCGTACACGATTAATGCCGGGGGGCCGTGTGGCTATCATCCAGACCAGATGGCATATGGATGACCTTACGGGACGTGTTGTACGTGACATGTCACAGAACGAGCGTTCAGATCAATATGAGGTTGTAGAGTTTCCGGCAATTTTAGCTACGTTTAACAAGAAGACTAAGAAAGAAACACAAAAACCACTATGGCCTGAGTTCTTTGACCTAGAGGCGCTACTACGTACCAAAGCGTCGATGCCTACGTTTCAGTGGAATGCGCAGTATCAGCAGCAGCCCACCGCAGAAGAAGCCGCTATTGTCAAACGAGAGTGGTGGCAAGAGTGGACGCATGAGGAACCACCTTCATGTGAATATGTTATCATGTCGCTTGACGCCGCAGCCGAGAAACATAACCGTGCAGACTACACAGCCCTTACCACATGGGGGGTATTCTTGAACGAAGAGACTAACGCGTACAATATTATATTGTTAAATAGTATAAAACAGCGTATGGAGTTTCCAGAGCTTAAACAGCTTGCGATGGAAGAATACCAAGACTGGGAACCAGATTCGTTTATAGTGGAGAAGAAAAGCTCTGGCGTGGCTTTGTATCAAGAGATGCGGCGTATGGGGTTACCTATATCAGAGTACACTCCTCATAGAGGGTCTGGAGATAAAACGGCGCGACTTAACTCCGTAGCAGATATAATAGCGTCTGAACTTGTATGGGTTCCGCAGACCCGTTGGGCGGAAGAAGTAGTAGAAGAGATTGCAGGATTTCCATTTATGAGTAATGATGACCTTGTAGACTCTACGGTAATGGCCCTCATGCGCTTTCGGCAGGGGGGATTCATCCGTTTGCCTACTGATGAACCTGAAGAAGAACGGTTCTTTAAACAACGCCGAGGCGGGTATTACTAGGGGATTTAGTTATGGCTATTGAAAAAGCACTATATAAAACACCAGAAAGTCTTGAGGACGGTCTGGAGGGTGTGGAAGAAATGGATGTCTCTGAGTTAGAGATTGAAATTGTTGACCCAGAAGCAGTTACACTAGCCGACGGTAGCATGGAGATCACCATAATCCCCGGTGACGAAATGGATTTTACTGAGTTTGGTATGAATCTAGCTGAAGTTCTTGATGAATCACATCTAAATGAGTTGTCTGACGAACTCGCGGGGCAGGTAGCCTCTGATATTGAAGGCCGAAAAGAGTGGGCGGATACGTTCGTTAAAGGTCTGGATGTTATAGGGTTCAAGTACGAAGAGCGTACCGACCCGTGGGAAGGCGCTTGCGGAGTTAACTCTACTGTGCTCGCAGAAGCAGCCATCCGGTTTCAAGCAGAGGCTATGTCAGAGACTTTTCCCGCATCTGGACCAGTAAAAACAAAGATTCTTGGAGAAGAAACTAAAGAAAAAGAAGAAGCCGCAGGTCGTGTTAAGGCTGACATGAACTACGAACTCACTGAGAATATGATTGAGTATCGTCCAGAGCACGAACGACTACTGTACAGCCTTGGTTTGGCTGGTTCAGCCTTTAAAAAGGTGTATTTTGACCCCAATCTAGGGCGTCAAGCAGCTATTTATATATCCGCAGAAGATGTGATTGTGCCTTATGGCGCGTCAAATATCGAGTCCGCAGAACGTGTAACACACGTAATGCGTAAGACTAAAAACGAACTGAAGAAATTACAGGCCGCAGGTTTCTATAGAGATGTAGAACTTGGGGAGCCAGAACCGTACCACACGGACATTGAAGAGAAGAAAGCCGAAGATGGTGGCTATTCTCTAACAAACGATGACCGATACGCTGTTTATGAAATACACGCCGACCTTCTTATTGAGGGTATTGATGACGACGATGAGATTGCCCGTCCCTACGTTGTCACTATTGAGCGTGGCAGTGGCGAAGTGCTGGCGATCCGTAGGAACTACGAGGAGGGTGACCCACTCACACTCAAACGACAGCACTTCGTCCACTATGTTTACGTGCCGGGATTCGGGTTTTATGGCCTTGGATTGATCCACATTATTGGTGGGTACGCCCGTGCTGGAACTTCCTTGATACGACAGCTTGTTGACGCGGGTACGCTATCGAATCTCCCCGGTGGGTTAAAGTCGCGTGGGCTGCGTATCAAGGGAGACGACTCCCCGATCAATCCGGGTGAGTTCAAAGACGTAGACGTACCGTCAGGGTCTATCCGTGATAACATCATGCCGTTGCCCTATAAGGAACCTAGTCAGACGTTGCTAGCCCTACTGAACCAGATCACTACCGAAGGTCGTAGATTGGGCGCTATTAGTGACATGGACATCTCTGACATGTCCGCTAACGCTCCTGTAGGTACAACACTGGCACTTCTGGAACGCACATTAAAGCCAATGGCCGCGGTGCAAGCCCGTGTGCACTACGCGATGAAGCAGGAGTTTAAGCTCCTAAAAGCCATTATGTCGGAGTATGCCCCTACAGAGTACGCATACGTCCCGTACAGAGGCGAAGTGAGCGCCAAGCGGGCTGACTACCTGATGGTTGATGTGATCCCTGTGAGCGATCCTAACAACTCTACAATGGCCCAGCGGGTAGTGCAGTATCAAACAGTTCTGCAAATGTCAGCGCAGGCTCCACAGATTTACGACCTCCCACAGTTACACAGGCAGATGATCGAAGTGTTGGGAGTAAAGAACGCGGACAAGCTTGTACCTACAAAGGACGACGCAAAACCAACCGATCCGATAAGCGAGAATATGGATGCGTTGATTGGTAAACCGATGAAGGCGTTTATCTACCAAGACCACGAAGCACATATCGCTACCCATACATCGTTTATGCAAGACCCGATGATGGCGCAGATGATCGGGCAGAACCCGCAGGCAAAACAAATTATGGCGTCTCTACAGGCGCATGTTGCCGAACACCTTGGCTTTGCATATCGCCAGAAGATAGAAGAAAAGCTTGGCGTACCACTACCCGCTCCAAACGAGGAGCTGCCAGAAGATATGGAGGTACAACTGTCTCGTCTAGTAGCAGACGCAGGCAAGCAGCTTACACAGGCAAACCAAAAGCAAGCAGCACAACAGAAAGCTCAACAGCAACAGCAAGACCCAATCATACAGATGAAACAGGCCGAGTTGCAAATCAAACAAGCTGAAGAGCAACGCAAAGCAGCAAACGATCAAGCAGATCAGCAAATCAAACAAGCTGAGATGATGTTGAAAAAACAAAAGATGATGATTGATGCTAAGATGGCATCAGAGCAAATCAACATCGACAAAGCTGAGTTGGCTATTGATGCTAAACGCCAAGGTGTCCGCGACCTTACTGCTAAACGTGTAGAAGAGAACAAGGTTGACCTTGAGCTTGCACGAATGGCGCAGGCAGCGCAGCAGCAAACACCCAAAAAGGAGTCGTAACACATTATGGCAAAAACCGTCTTTGACGTGCTAAAAGATAAAATCGACGGGGATATCTCGTCTGCACAAAGTTTCCTGAACGCAGGGTCCGCAAAGGACTATGCTAATTACAGGGAGATTGTTGGCTTAATTCGAGGTCTCGAAGCCACCAAATTGTACATTGAAGACCTTGCGCGAAACTATATGGAAAACGATGATGACTGAAAACGCAGTTAAAATCAGCGATGCTGAATTAGAATTACAACTACCACGTCCTGTGGGCTACCGTATTCTTGTAGCTTTACCTCAACCCGAAGAAACATTTGAAGGGTCGTCTATACTAAAAACTGAAAAACTTAAAACTCAAGACCATATAATGTCTATTATTGGACTTGTCGTTGATATGGGAGCTGGCGCGTACGCAGATAAGGAACGTTTTCCAGACGGGCCTTGGTGTAAAGAAGGTGATTTCGTGATGTTCCGTATGAACTCAGGAACACGCTTTACCATCGGCGGCGTTGAGTATCGTTTAATGAACGATGACTCAGTAGAAGCTGTAGTAACTGATCCTAGTGGCATTCAGAGGGCATAGACATGGCATTTCAAAAAGTAGAATTTGAGTTTCCTGATGATGAAGATGACGGCAAGATGGCTATCGAAGAATCTAGCGCAGTTGAGATTGATATCTCCGGCAAGAAAACTGCAGAAGATTTCCGTGGAACTGAGGTTTCAGACTCTGAGTCTGAGAGTGAAGTGGATACTGATGATGACGAACTTGAGGTTGAAGTTGTTGACGATACGCCAAAAGCTGATCGCGGCCGCAAAGCTTCAGAACCTCCCACAGATGTCACTGATGAAGAGTTGGAAGACTATTCGGACAAAGTTCGTAAACGTATCCAACATTTCAGTAAAGGTTACCATGATGAGCGTAGAGCTAAAGAAGAAGCTCTACGGGAGCGTCAAGAACTTGAGCGCGTTACCCAAACGCTTATGGAAGAAAATAAAAAGTTAAAAGGTAACGTAAACAAAAATCAGACGGCGTTACTTGAACAAGCTAAGAAAAATGCTGCGATAGAAACAGAAGGAGCCAAGCGTGCGTATAAAGATGCGTATGAATCTGGCGACTCAGATGCAGTGTTAGAAGCACAAGAAAAGCTAACCAATGCTAAGATTAAGTCTGAAAGGTTAGCAAACTTCAAATTACCTGCTTTACAGGAGACAGAAACACCTGTACAAACACAGGTAGAACAGCCCGCCCCGGCAGTACAAGTTGATGAACGGGCCGCAGATTGGCAAAAAGTCAATTCGTGGTTTGGAAGCGACGATGAAATGACAAGTTTAGCGCTGGGGTTGCATAATAAACTTGTCAAGCAGGGCGTAAGCCCGCAGAGTGATGAATACTACGAGACGATTGACTCTCGTATGCGTCAGGTTTTCCCCAATAATTTTGAGGATGCCGAACCAAAACGTAAGAAGACCCAAGTGGTTGCCCCCGCAACGCGGAGCACAGCACCCAAGAAAGTGACGTTGACACGCACGCAGGTCCATATTGCTAAACGGTTAGGGTTGACCCCCGAACAATACGCCAAACAGGTTGCAATAGATATGAGGAAACAAAATGGCTGAGAATCGCATTAACCGCGAGTTAGAAACTCGTGAACGCACTGTTCGTAAAAAGTCTTGGCAGCGGCCCGAGGTGTTACCATCTCCCACTCCCGAGGCAGGTTATGATTATCACTGGGTTCGTGTTAGCACGCAGGGCCAAGTAGATGCCACCAATGTTTCTTCAAAACTTAGAGAAGGTTGGGAGCCTGTAAAGGCAGCAGATCATCCAGAGATTACCATGGTTGCCATTGAGCAAGAACGCTTTAAGGACAACGTAGTCATCGGTGGTTTGATGTTGTGTAAGGCTCCAAAGGAACTAGTCGAAGAGCGAAATGCCTATTACAACGATCAGGCACAGGCTCAGATGCGTTCTGTTGACAACAACCTTATGAGAGAAAATGACCCTCGTATGCCTCTGTTCAATGAACGGAAAACGAAGGTTACTTTTGGTACAGGAACTTAATCTTAGGAGCTTTTAGATGGCTTATCCTACTGTTAGCGGACCTTATGGTCTGGTTCCGGTTAAACTATTGAGCGGTGTTCCCTTTGTTGGGGGCGTCTATCGCCACATGAGTATTGCTAGCGGTTACGCTACTAGTATTTTCTTTGGTGATGCCGTTGCACTAGTTACCGGAGGCACCATTGAGCGCGACGCGTTCGATGCTGCAATGACACCTGTTGGTGTTTTCATGGGTTGTAAATACACTGATCCAAATTTGGGTTATGAGTTATACAGCCAATCTTATCCTGCAGGCACAGTTGCAAGTGACATTGAGGCTTATGTAGCAGATGCTACTGACTTATTGTTCAAAGCCGCTGTTGTTTCTTCAGGTACAACTATTGGTGATCTAGCGATAACCGATATCGGCGCAAACGTAGCAGGCGTAGACAACACAGGTGACTCGGCTTCGGGTAACTC